CTCGCGCATGGTCTGCAACTCCTGCCACACTTCCCGATACGCCTCGTCCACCATGGCCAGTTCGATGGCGCCGTCCTGTGTCTGGTTCCCTGTGCCGGATCCACGAGGCATGCCGGTCAGGATGGTCGTGATCTTAGTCGCCCGGGCGAACTTCTTCAGCCGGTCAAAGCGAAGCCGCTGTTCGTAACCGATCAGGAACCGCATCCGGTTCAGATTGACCATTCACATCCCTCCTATTCTCATTCGGCCGTTTGCGATCTTTCGCCAACCGCTGGATGGTTTCGATCGTCACGAACCTGGCACCACACTTCTCGCACTTCCGCCGTCGCTTATAACCATTGTCATCCGGGATAGATTCGTATGTACTTGATGCTATGTACTGATTGCATACCGGGCACCTGAACTTTGCTATCATTTCCTCACATCCTTATCATCATACTTTCTGTGAACCTGCTTTTTCTCCCGTAACAACTCCATGACGTCCTCAAAGAATTCCCGGCTGATCATCGTGGTGAAACCATAATCGTCGATCTTGTCGATCGCCCACTGGCATTCTTTCAGGATCTTTTTCACGTCTGGTTTCATGTTGTTCTCCTGTACGTTCTTTGGGCCTTTAAATCACTTTCGTTCACCATCAGCACAGAACCGCTTGTTCCATAATTTAGCCCTATCAAGCCAACAATGATTTTTATCTGTATCAATCATCGCGCCACCGCAATTACGGCAGTAAAAGATTCCGATATAAATATTCCTCGGTATGCGGTATGTGTAATCTTGGATTTCTTCACCGCTTTCACCGCAAAACGGGCAAGGTTTTAGTTCTTCCACCGTTATTCCTCCACAATCTGAACCTTTGGCGGTTCGCATCCTGCTTTAACAAATGTTTTTGTTCTGTCATCAGCATACTGTGTAAACTTGATTCCATGATGCCGCATTTCCTTCGTGTACCGGGAGTAATTTGAAAACTTGACCTCTCCCCCAAGCGCTTCTCCAATCGCTTCAATGCCACGGCGTACATTGATATCGCCTTTTGCATTGTCAATGTTCGATGGAATAAATCCGGTCACAAGTCTAACGCCATATTTTTCGTCAATTTCCTTTTCCAATTCTGCAATGATACGGACATGCCGCATCAGTTCTTTTAATGCCATTTCCAGCGTTTCATTCTTCATTCCTGTTCCCTCACTTAAAGCGTCATAGAACGTGCAATTTTTGCACATTGCAACTGTTCGGAATTTCCGAACTGTTCAAATTATTCTGATCGTTCCCCGTCAGCACAGAACCAGTCAGGTTTTACGGGGAAATATCCTGCCTTTATAAGGCATTCACCTTTGCTGTAGCCAATTTGAGGCTGAGAATAATGCTTGCAATCACAGCACATAACCAATGGCAGAATCTCGTTCTCAATCTCAATTCCGTTATCACCTTTTCGGATAGTGTGTGGCATTAAAACCCATGCTTTTGCTTTCATTCCAACTTCACCGACCTTTTTTTCTTTTCCGGTCTGTCAGCATACCATTTGCCACCCTTTTTATAGTTTTCATGCAAACGCCATGCTTTGCATTTTGTTGGTTCTTGACAGTACAGATAACCAATGTATCCGTCATTTAATGTGCAATGATACGGTTCATAGTGCTTGCATGTAATGCACATACGTGGCACTGGTTCCTTCATTCCCACTTCACCGCCTTGCCGCAATACGGGCAGTAATTGAACCGTGTCTGAACTATTCCGCTTGCATCCAGTTCATTCCATCCGACTATTGCACCACAGATACACTCGTACGTGTCATCCTCTTTGGCAATCGGTTTAACCGCTTCCTGCTCTTTCAGCAGAGCAAGGGCATCAGTGCCAAGCCTTTCTACGCATTTCCTGTCATTACGATCTGACACATAAGGACAATCGCAACATTGGTGTAAAAAATATTCAAACCAACACGCTTTGATCCCAAGTTCAACCTTCTCCCTGTCAGGCATCGTCATCCTCCTGTCGTTTATTGCGTCATTTAACTGCCTTCTTCAATTCGTCCCGTACAGATTCATCCGCATCATATTCAACAATTGTTATTCCGGATTGCCGGACATATGTAACGTGATGGTTCAGAATCTTTCCTTCTTTAATCAATTTCTTATATGCTGCCAGCTTTTCTTCAGGTATGTGTCTCTTCCATGTATCGTTGTAATGCATCCCTGGCTTCCTCCCATCCCTTGCAGCAGATTGCAAGATACCCGAAAGTCGTCAGTGCGGAAAGCCATCTTTTCTGATTCCCTTCCAGACGTCCCCTCGGTTTTTTCATCTCGATAAACAGCCCGTGATATCCATGCATCGGAATCGGGAGCATCAGATCCGGCACGCCGCTTTTGCATCCCATCTGGCTGTTCCGAACGATCCAAGCCTGGCCGCCTGTCGTTTCGTTCGGGATATGGAAAAGGAATTGTCCCCACTGAAACTGTTTCGTCCACTGTATCAGCTGCTTCTGGTGCCAATCTTCTGTCATTTTTCTTCCGCGCCATTTAGTATCGGTGCTGTTCCCCTATATCCGTGGTACACAGTCCACGGTATAGAGGGATCAGTCCCGATATGGGTATTTTTTACCTATATAAGAGTTTCGGTAATGGGTTTTGGTCTGTCAGATATCCGGTTCAAGATCCTCCACCCATCTGGAACCCCTTCCATTCGTTGCGCGGTAATACCTCCTTCCTTTATAGTGGATTTCGTCTTCAAGCCTATAATGCACCAGCTGGGTGTCTCCGATCGTCGCGCACTCAAAGTCTGTTTCCTTCCCGAAATTGGCCTTTCGTCCGCCGGCCTCTTCCAGTGTAATCGCTGTATCTCCGCTGATGCTCTTCCTGGCGTCAAGCGTATCCCGCACGCTGTTGTACATGTCGCTCTTCGCGATCTGGCCTCTTCCGATGCCTTTCCCGGATCCTCTGTTTTTCGCGGCGGATCTCAAATCCCCGTTTTCATCAAGTTCATGCACCGGATAATGGAACCATACCCGGAAGCGCGGCATCGGAGGAAACTCCCGCAGCGTTGCGGAAAATTCCCATCCGGTCAGCACCATTTCGTCCGGAATATTTTTCAGCTGCCGGTAATTCGCCTCGCATCCGTCCGTTTTGACTTCCGTCATGTCCAGGATCGCATCCGGATCCCTGGCGAACACGCCGGATCCGCTCGATCGGTCCATCGCGTTATCATACTTGTCGATGGCGCCTTTGCTATGATGGTGGCAGTAGATCATCGCCACGTTCATTTCCGTCGCGACCCGGTCGAAATATGAGCAGAACTGTGACATTTCTGTCGCGCTGTTCTCATCGCCGGTGATTACTTTGTAAATCGGGTCAATAATGATCGCTTCATACTGTTTATCTTTGAACCTGTGGATCAGGATCGGCGCCAGGCGGTCCATCGGAACGGCGTGCCCGCGCAGGTTCCAGATGTCGATTTCTGCAATGTGCTCCGGCGCGAGCCCCCGCTGTTCGTAAATCTCCCGGAACCGGTGAATGCATGAAGCGCTGTCCAGTTCCAGGTTGACGTAGCAGACCTTGCCCTGCCGGCACTCCATTCCGAGCCAGTCGGCGCCCTCCGCCATGGAGATTGCCAGGTTCATCAGCAGAAAACTCTTTCCGGCCTTACTCGGCCCGGAGATCAGCATCTTGTGGCCTGTCCGGAGGATGCCAGGGATCAGTTCGTCTTTCAGCGGCGGAGGATCGTTCCATACGTCCGCCAGCGTGATGTCCGCGGGCAGATCGTCTGCCTGTTCCTGCCTCCAGTTAATCCAGTCCTGATATGATTTTTCGCCGATGCTCCGCGCAACGATATACTGATATCCGTTTTCACGTTTCGCGCCGGGAATACGGCTCAGGCGGCTCGCGTTCTTGTCCTGCGGGTCCGGTTTAAATCCTGCCTTCTCCGCGTATTCGTACAGATCATTGACGCGCTGCCTGTACTGCTGCGCGTTTTCCGCGTCAATCCGGACGATGGCGTGCAAGCTCTTTCCGCCGGAGTGAATCACGAACGTGCACGGCAAGTGCATGGACTGGATCAGGCTCCACTGCTGGTCGATCGGAATGTCATCCGATTCCAGTAGGCAGTGTTTCCAACGTGTAACGTTCGTGTCGTTCTCGCCCTGGCCGTCCAGCGGATTAAACCGGATCCAGATGCCGGCTTTTTCGTTCGGTGTTCCGAACCCGGTTCGGCCTGCCTTCAGGTCGCTGATGATCTGTCCTGCGGTCCTGCCGTACACAGTCCCGGCCGGACGCCATTTTTGTTTTTTCTGGTCGTAGACCGCCTGCGTGCAGAATCCGACATAATCGTCGTCTTCAAACAGCGTGGTCATGTATTCCAGCATTTCGCCGCGGCCGTCGTAATTGTTCGGCGCGTCAGGCACCTTCTGCACGCTGCCGAAGACCGGATCCAGATGAACCTCGTCTAAAAGCAGGTTGTGCAGATCGTAATGCCCGGCCATCGGATCATCTCCGGATGGCGTGAATCCGTACTGGCAGGCAATATGGTAAAGGGTCCCGCCGGTCACATCGTCCCGGCGGAATCCGTCCCATTTAGCCTGCATCTCTCCGGCGTTGTACTTGCTCCCGCGGCTGCTCCAGTCGTCCCACACCTGGAAGGGTGCGCCTTCGGTTTTCAAGGCCATGCCGACTTTCAGCCATTCGTCGTAAGGGCAATCCGGATTGATATAGGATAAAAGGTTTGCATAATTAGTCATTCATGCAGTCGCCACCTTTGCCATCCGACAGCTGCGAGCTGGTTGAGTTTTCTGCTAGCCTGTTCAAAGCTCCATTCGGCCGGGTCGTATCCGTGCCTCCGCAGCGCGTTGATCTGCCGGATGGTGGCTTTCCCTTCGTTGGCCCGTTGGATCATCTTGTCCAGCATTTTGCACGCGTATCCCTTTGTGACGCCTTCCGCGTCAAGCCCGAATTTCTCAAGGGCTTTAACCTGCGCCTCTGTTGCTTCCGCGGTTTCCCACTGGAAGATCGGTTCATAATCCAGTAGGTCGACATCGTCCAGGATCGTGAACACGTCCAGCGGGTTCAGCAGTTTGCTCTTCTTTTTCTGCTGCCGTGCGAGCTCTGCGGCAAGGGCGGATCTGCGCTGTTCCTCCGCGTCGCTCAGTGCGTCGAACAGGTCGATTTCTTCCTCTTCAGTCGCCTTTGCAACCACATTGATGATTTCTTCATCGTCTGCAATAAGGTTCGCAGGCTTGCACAGGTTGTGCTTTTTGCACAGCCACAGGAAATCAAGAATCAGCAGGTTTTCTTTCCCGGGCGCCAGCCTCGTCCCCCGGCCGATCATCTGCGCGTACAGGCTGCGGATTTTCGTTGGCCTTAGTACAACCACACAGTCCACGCTCGGGCAGTCCCAGCCCTCTGTCAGCAGCATGGCGTTGCAAAGCACGGATCCGGGACCAGCCTGGTCGAACCACTCAAGTGTTTCTTTTCGGTCCGGGCTCATTCCGTTTACCTCCCGTGCGCCAGGAATCATGTCGGCGAGTTCCTGGGCGATGGAGATCAGAGGGCAGAACACGACAGTTTTCCGGGCAGACGCGTACAGCTCGATTGCCTCCGCGATTTTAGGCAGATACGGTTCAAGCGTTTCAGCGACAGAATCCACCTGGAAGTCTCCGCAGCTGACTTTGACATCGCTCATGTCGATTTCCAGAGGAACGGTCCGTGCCGTGATATTGCATAGGTAGCCTTCCGAAACGGCCTGTTTCAGCCCGTATTCATAAGCAATGCCGTCGTAATACCGCGCCAGGCTTTTCTTGTCGCCTCTGTCAGGCGTGGCCGTTACGCCGAGCACCCGCGCTTCCGGAAACTGGCCGAGCACCGCCTGATAACTGTCGGAGATGCTGTGGTGCGCCTCGTCAACAATCACAGTGTTGAATAGCCCGGTATAATCACGCCGCATCATGGTTTGTACCGATCCGACGGTCACGCGCTGCAGGTTTGTTTCCGATGCCTTGATCTTTCCGGCGGGCTCGGAAAACATCTTGTAATACTTGTCCCGGGCCTGTTCGATCAGCTCGTCCCTGTGGGCCAGGATCAGCACGTTCCCTGGGCGTCCGTGGGCGACGGTGTTAAACACAACTGTTTTCCCGCATCCGGTCGGCAATACGAGCAGCTCCCGCTGCCATTCGTTCCAGTGGTCGATAATCGCGTTCACAGCTTCCTGCTGGTAGGGTCTCAGCTGCATCAAAACGGATCCTCCTCCGTTTCAACCGGCACAAGGCCCTTCACATAGTTTTTCCATTCTTTGTCGTTCGCGCATGCTTTCGGAGCCTTGCTCGGAGGGTAGCAACTCTTGACGCTCGGAAAATCGTTTCCGTTCTGGCTGGTACGGATCTCAATCTCGCAGATGCCGTCTTTCCCCTTCGCTTCATCCATGTTGAATGTGAACTTGCCGTTTTCTTTGCACATGCCGATGCTTTCAGCGAACTGCCGCAGCGCGAACAACGCCTTCGCATAAACGTTGAACGTGGACTTCACGGAAGCGATTTTGTATTCGCCGGCGTCGTTTGTGTACGGGATATCGAAGTACGCAATCAGTTGCTGCGTACCGTTCGGGATCTTCTCAGACTTCCCGCTGTAAAATCCTTCCTCCAGGCCGGCCACGCGGAATCTGTAAGATCCAGCGGGCACCACGTCGAATTGATTATCGTTCAGTTCCAGGTTGTGGAGATCGTATTGATTAGCCATTATTTGTTTCCTCCTTCATTCTTTTCGCGCATTCGATACACAGTTTCTTTCCGTATTTCTTAACGGACAGCTCCGCAACTTCCGCAGCGGAATGCCCGGATCCGGCTCGAATCTCTTTTCCGCATTCCTCGCAGATCTCTCCGGGCAGTTTCGGTTTGACGCGCACCGCGTCTGTATCCTCGCCGAAAGCCTTCACCCGCTGCACGGCCAGCACGATCCGGTGCCCCGCCCAATCCTCGATATAAGGCGTGTTCAACAGTTTGCTGATGGCCTTGCAGTTGGTCTTGTTCAGGATCAGCGGTTTTTCGCCGGTCAGGTGAGCGACAAGGCAGTTCTCGGTCCGGCCCTCCGCGCCGACGATATCCTCCTGGGCGATGTATTCGATCGTGACGATTTTCTCCTCGCCCGGATCGAATGCGTAAGCGCCGAGATAGTTCGGGTTGAAAGTTTTCTTCCAATGGGTTTCACTCATCTGCAATCACTCCCCATTCCGGCAAAATCAGCTCGTTCCGGCCGTATCCTGGCCAGGTGTCTGTATCACGGCATTCCTTGTATGTTTTCAGCAGGTCCCGCATGATCCACATGCCGCGGTCGATGAAGGCGTCCCCTGCGTTCAGGATATTGATCAGGTACGGCGCTTCTTTTTCCTGGGCGATGAAAATGAACGCCTTCGGATTGCATCCGTTCGCCCTGGCCGCTTCCATGTACATGGCTGCCTGCAGGTCGTATCCGTACCGCAGCGCCTCCCGCATAAACGCTTCCGTCGAGGCGTTCGCTGTGGTTTTGTAATCGATGATCACGTCCGGCATCAGCACATCCAGCCGGCCCTTGCACTCGACGCCGGTCTCGCTGTCCGCCCATGTCAGGATCTTTTCCGTCTGGTATTGTTCGTTCCACATGAACAGCTCCTGAGCGACCTCGAATTCTTTTTTCATGTCGAAGATCCTGTCCATGTCCGCGCTGCTGATCACTTCTTTCCCGGACGCAAGCAGATCCGCCCAGATCTGTTTACCTTCCTTGGTCCGCCGGTCGCATTCCGGTGCGACAATGAATTCGTCTGCAAAGGTGGAAGGCTGAAGCATATATTTGTGCGCCGCTCTTCCAAATTTCATGGCAGCCGTATCTTCCTTCGGCGTGTCGTGCATCAGGTGCCAGTAGTGCAGCGGAGACTTCCGCATTTCCCATAAAGTGGATTTGTTCACAGCCTGGATATCTTCATAATTCATTTTTCTGTTCCTCCGCTTCTTCTGGTTTGTTCTCCATCAGATCCTCAATCCGCCAGGCAGCCGGGCAGTCTTCCGGATCAAGCCCAAGCTCACCTTCTCGGTGGCAGTATTGACTGAACCTGCAATATTCACGGCAGCTTCGCTTATCCGCCATAATTCACCTCCGCCATCCCCTTCCTTTTCGGAATCAATTCGGCGTTATACTGTTCTTTGGTTTTAAAGAACGGGCATACGCCATTTTAAAATGTTGTATTTTCCAAAGCTCTGCATCCATTTTTCGGTCTTTTCGTATTTGCAAAGCAGTTTTCTGCATTGAACGGGCATTTTTCTAAAGGCTTGCGTGGCATGTCATTTTCCTCCTCATTCTCCACAGTGAACGTTCGCCCACCACAGCTCTTTGTTCAGATCACATTCCATCTCTCTGACCTGATAAGACAGGGCCGATATTTCATTGTTCTTCTTCCGAACGGTACAGCGAAGTTTGTTTACAACCTTCCACCAAAGCGTCTTTTTCAGTTTGACAATCTGTTCGCTCTTGTCATTGTTTGCGATTTCAAGCGCCAGGATGTAATCATCCGCTGTCCGGTAGCGTCCAGCCCCGTAGGAGCATCTGGAAAAGTTCGGACATGCATGCACGCAGTATCCGTTGTCTGTTTCAGTCGCTGCCCAACCATCAACAGGTTTCTGCTGCTTCGGGTCAGCCCAGCTGCACCCCCCCCTTAAATCGAAAGCATGATTGCAATCCCAGCATATCGTGTCGGTTCGGCCTGCCTTCAATGCGTCTTCAACCGATACGTAATTCATGTAATCTTTCATTTGTTTAGTCTCGCTTTCTGTGTTACAATGAACACGGATAATTCTTTTCTGTGGCCGGCAGCTGCTCCCAACAGCTCCGGTCATTTTCTGTTCCTCCGCCGCGGTTTGGTTCCGCCAAACGTGCATGAATTCATGATCTTGATCAGCTCAATGCTCTTCAGGCACTTCGGGTGCGGCTGTTCGATCTCCCGAATATAGCTGATGACCTGTCCGTCTTCCATCGGGATCTTCACGCGGTCCGGATAGTCGCTGCTTTCGTAGTCCCAGATCCCGGCGACAGCGTGGTTCAGCGGTTTGATCTGTGTGGTGATCACTTCGCTCACAATTCCACCCCCAGGATCAGCGCAGCGCGGTCTTGCTCTTTCCGGAAGCTCCGCCACTGTTCAACCGTGAAACTCAGCATTTCGTCTCCGTCTTTCATCTCGACGTCGATGTACGTGTTCCCGTGGGCATCAACCCGGCGGTACCGCGCAAAGTTTCCCTTCACCTCGCAGACTTCCAGACCGTCATAGGCCATCGGTTTCGTAATCGGTGTCCTCGCCGGATTAACCTCCACCTTCTCCGGCTCCGTCGCGCTGATCCTGATCTGGCCATCCACCTTCACCTCCGGAACCTCGACCTGCTCCGGTTCGTTCCTGGGCCGTCCCTTGTCGGACCTCGGAATCTTGTCCGGCAGCTGTGAGAATGTCTCCGGATCTGCTTCTTTGAGTTTCTCCCGGATCTTACCCCACATCAGATCGGCGTTCCTTGATCCGCACTCCCGCAGGTACGGCCGCGGGTCCTCGCCGCTGATGGCGAGCTCGACGGCGTGCTTTTTCTGTTCTAGTGTTACTTTTGTCATCGGTCTGTTTCCCTCCCTTTTGTCATATTCCTGAATGCAGCTCCAGCTGCAGATAAACTTGTTTTCCCGTTTGTAGGCCCAAATTGACGGCCAAACCACAAAGAAGATTTTCCCGCAGACCGGGCAAGCTTTCACGCCACTGTTTTGCGATATGACTGCCACGGGCTCACCCTACCTTGATCCACAGCCAGAACATGACCACGCTGGTTACAAACGGAAGGATCACCAGGACGGCGTTATAGATCCGCCGATCAATAACTTCCTGCTCGCTCATCCGGACCAGATACTTCCGGCCCATCGTTGTTTTCATTACTCTGTACCGCTTCATCAGATCCATCCGCCCTTCTTCAAAAAGTCGATCCGGAAAAACTTCACGTCATTGTTGCTGCAGATGTAGTTGCAGACCTCCCGGGGCCATTCACCGTTCCGTGCATACTCCCGGATCCTGTCAGGGTGCATCTTCACGATCGGCGCGATGTCCGCAGCATGTACCATTTCGTCCTTGCACTCGATCAGCCGGACGACCTCCGGGCTGTACGTCAGCTCAGCCGTCATCATTCTGACCACCAGCTTCCTTCTTCAGCGCGGCCTTCAGTTGGCTCACATAGTCCCGGATGCCTTCGTTATTGATTGCCACCAGGCTGTTGTAGTTTGCCAGCTCTGACAGCGTCGCCACCGTTCCGTCCGGTTTCTTGTGCTCCAGTGTCGGGGTCAGCATGGCGTACATGGCCACCCGGTCGATCATTGCCATCAGGTCTGCCAAGTAGAAACTTTTGTAAGCATTGCTCATGGTTTTCACTCCTTTCTTCGCTTAAAGCGAGCGTTTGCCGCAAAAAATAAAGTCGGCCGGGTACTTGTACAATTTGCAGATCTCCATGAACTTCTCATAGGTCGGCGCCGTCTTCCCCTTCTCCCAGCTCCGCAGCGTCGCGACATCAATGTGCAGCTTCGCAGCAGCAACCTCCTGAAGGTATTCGGCGTTTACCCTGGCAGCAGCAAGCGAGATCTTCGGCGGGTATAAATCCTGCATTTTGTGTTTCACCTCCTTTTTGATTTGTCCGGAACCACTATCAGTATACTCGCTTAAAGCGAGTTGTCAAGCATAAAGCGAAAATTTTTTAGCACAATGCTTGTTTTTCTCGCTTTTTTCAATTATACTAAGGTTCCAAGGAGGAATTGAATATGTCAGACGTTATAAAGGAAATCTTCGCGAAAAACCTGAATTATTTTATGGAAAAGACAAATACCACACAGGCAGATATCTGCCGGGCCCTCGGTTCGTCTTCAGCGACAGTATCGGATTGGTGCAACGGAATAAAATATCCGCGGACAGACAAAATTGAGAAACTTGCCAATCTGCTGGGAGTTCGGTTTTCCGCTCTTACTTCTGAGGAAGGCATCCAGGATTATGAAGACCAGCAGCGCCTGGAAGCAATCCACCAGAATCCGCGCTTGGGCCTCCTGTTTGACCGTTCCAGGAAGATGGCGCACGATGACGTCGAGTTCATGCTTCAGATGGCGGACCGGATCCTGAAGGAACGCGATGGCGAATGATGAAAAAAACGAACATCCCCCGCGCTACCATAAGCGTGGGGGTGATGCCATTGGATGAGGCCAAAGTGATCCTTCAGGATCTTCCGACCACGGTCCGCGGGTTCTGCTACCACGACGACGACGGCGAGGAGTATATCGTCCTGAATGCCAGGCTGCCGCGGGAGATCAACCGGAAAACACTGCTTCACGAACGGCGGCACCTCCGCCGCGGTGATATGTACAACATGACCTACAGAGAATACGAGGAGGAATGAAACATGAAGAAACTGCTTGCCATCATCCTGGCCGTTACCATGCTCCTGCCTGCGATCGTCCTGGCGGATCTGCCGGACATTTCCGGACTGTCGGATCAGGAACTGAAGGACCTGATTTCCGCCTGCTCTCAGGAGCTGATGTCCAGGAACAAATCCGAATCGGAAGACACGCTGCTGTTTGAATATGAGGATGTTCGTGTATATCAGACAGGAAAGCCATCCATTGACAGGCTCGGATATCTTACTATTCCGGTAACTGTCTACAACGACATGGATCATGAAATGGTCATAACGCCGGAGGACGTAACCTGCAACGGATGGGACATTTTTGCAACAAACTGCCGTGCCACAGGAAACTCAAAAAACAAAGACGAACTTAAATTCAAGGTTTCTGATGCTAATGTTAAATCAATAGATAGGATCGACAGCCTTTTATTCCGGTGGGAAGTCATCGATTTCACAGAATTTGATATTGTATATACACAGGAGGAGCGCGAGGAACACCGTTTCTGGTGAGGAGGCTGCCATGATTTGTACAAAGTGCAAGTCCGAAGTGGTACCAGGTGCAATCTATTGCCACCAGTGCGGCAAGAAGCTAACCGCAACGAAAAAGAAGCGCACAAAGTCCCGCGGAAACGGCACCGGTTGCGCGTATTACGATCCGATCCACCGGTACTGGGTCGCCCAGATCGTGGACGGCTATCGGGATCTACCGCCGTATGATCCGGCAAATCCGGAGAACAAAAAACAGCGGATCCCGATCAAGAAGACGAAATCCGGATTCAAGCGCCGGGAGGATGCACTGGCATATTGTGCTACACTTAAGAACAAGAAACCAGATCATGAGGCCATCACTCTGAAGGCCGTATATGACCGCTGGGACCCGTGGTATTCGCCCAGGGTAGACCCGGACACCTTCGGTTGCTATCGGGCCGCATTCGCCTATTTTAAGCCATTGCATGACACTCTGATCAGGGAGATCTTGCCGCAAGACCTTCAGGATTGCATGGACGCTTGTCCCCGCGGTCACAGGACCCACCAGAACATGAAAGTCACCGCCGGCCTCCTGTGGGCCTACGCGATGGATCACAAACTGGTGGATAGCGATGTTACTAAGAATCTGTATATCGGGAAGGGTGCCTCCGTCCAGCGCGATCCGCTAACCGACATCGAGGTTGAGAAGATCCGTCAGCAGATCGGGAAGGACCGGTACGCTCCGTATATTTATGCATTGTGCTACCTCGGATACCGCCCTGGCGAGATGCTGGAGATCCGGAAAAATCAAGTCTCGGAGCATGATGGCCGTTTATTCATTATTGAGGGCAAAAAGACCGACGCCGGCCGTGATCGTGTTGTCCCGGTTCACCAGAAGATCGAAACCATCATCCGGCAGCAGCTCTATATCCCTGGGACCGATCTGCTGTTCCCGATGTATCAGTTCACAAGAGGGAGCAAGAAGGAACCTATCCCTCAGTTTAAGGGATTCAAACAGATGAGTGATAATTATCTCAACAAACATGCATTCCGGCCCATGGCGGATCGCCTGGGAATCCCTTCGAACAAGGTCCCATACTCCGCACGGCATACATTCAGTGACAAGCTGAAGGACGCGGATGGAACCGATAAAGTAAAGGCGTCCCTGATCGGCCACAGTGACTATAATTTCACTCAGAAAAAGTATCAATCCACCAACCTGGACGAGCTGAAAACGGCGATGGATTCCATCAAATAAACGAAGGTCAAACCCCGTCAAACTCGTTGTACTACCGATTTACTACCGAACAAAATCGCTCTATCCATTATAAATCAATAATAAGTGATTGTATGGGGTTCAAGAGGCCGGAAGTTCGAATCTTCTCACCCAGACGGTCCCGGAGTCAGTAAAATCAACGACTCCGGGGTTTTTTTATGCCATTTTCAAAGTACCAAAAATACCCTTAAAATACCACCAAAAACCGGTCTACTACCGAGATACTACCGAGATAAAATGGGCACAAAAAAAGCGCCCCGGGATCATCTCCCAGGGCGTTTTCGTTAACCTTCATCCTCCGGATCGTCAGGCGGTTCGATTGTGATCGGTTCCTTCTGAACCTCCGGCAGGCCTCCAAGGCTCGTCAGGATGCTGAGCACAAATGCCACAAAACTGACACTCGCAGCACGGAGCCAGTCCACCTCCTGTACCGTTACCATACCAGTCCCGATACTCGCGGCGAAGCATTGAGCAAAAGTTTTCAGCGCCCGGATCAGCGCTGCAACCGCCCACTCTTTCCAATTCCATTTCATTTAATCCTCTCCTTTCAGTTAGTCGAATATACTTACTTATTGCGGACTTTAAGTAAGAGTTTTGGTGTTTTCAGAATTACCAGATTTGACAGGTCGATACATAAAACGTGCTTCGAGTTCTCCGAGAACTTCGTATAGCAATTTTATCAGTTCATCATCCGGCAATTCGCTGATATTAAGCTTCTGTCCATCCATATACACCCGGCTCCCAAACATTGTTATCTACATTAGATGTCCAATGCTTGTCATTGTGCGTAACTTTATCGCCTGCCATATATGCGTCCGCTGCTCCGACAGGCTGGCTCCATTCGGGCCATTCTTCAGCAGGATCTCCAGCCTTTACCCATAGGCTTACCGCGACGTCCGGTGTCCAGTCTTCCTGCGATTTGTGCGGCTGGATACACTTCCACAATTGTTCGTTGTGCGTCCGCAGGTTTCCGACCACATAATCCACGTTCGGCCCCCACGGAGCAAACACGCTCAGATGCTCTGTTGCCGTTACTTCGTCAAGTGTTCCGTTTTCTGCCAGCGCGACAAACGCAATACTGGTAACGAGACCGACTTCGTCCGTTTTACCGGAGCGATAGTCCATGACCATGTTCTCTATAGCCTTTTGTATTCTCCATTTCTCGATCATTTAAATTCACCCCACATATGTTCTTGTTCAATTTGCTCCTAACAACAATAACGCTTTTATTTATTGCTGTTTTGTGTTATAATAGCTACGAAAGGAGCGTGATTTTCGTGGCTAAACTTAATGATATAACAGGTAAAACTTTTGGTAATTGGATCGTGCTTTACCGCAACGGCTCAACCCCAAATAAAGCGGCAGTATGGCGTTGCAAGTGCTT